TTTATCACAAAAGACGCATTGTTGTCTTTAGTCTTCACTCGCTGCTTGAATGAATTCCTAAACTCAAGAAGCTCACTCTTCAAATTCACATCATTTTGAAATCCAACATCAGGCTTGTAGAAGAATCTTTGCGACCAAAAAGAGTTTTCTCCAGTAGGGGAGTTTTGGGCGTTGGATGCATGATCCCCAGTACAATAATAATAGTTATTCAATTTATTCTGATTTACCCCTGTATATATAACATCAAACTTATTGTAAGTTGTAGAAGTGTCCCAGCTTCTAAAACCTGTATTGACAAAATTCATACCTGACCAATTGAATAGGTTAGGAGCTTGATCTATACTGTAAGATACAGCCACTTCATAATGTTGATTATTTATATGATTGATAGCATAATTATCGGATATTCCAGATACATTTTTATATATGCCACTATTGTCAATATTAACTCCAAACATCTCAGTGCCATTTTTGCTTTCAATAAAAGCTGCTAGCTTACGAGAATTCGTTTCATTAAGGTCATACCTAACTTCATACTTAGCCTCTAAACTGTTCATTGAGAAGGGCATCATGTTAATTTGATAATCGTCCACCTCATATAGAAAAGCCCTAGATTTAAATGAAACCTTCGACCCATATACAGGCGTAAGGTTAAGATCTTCATAAGCCGACTCAACAACTATACCCGAAATATTTTGATCTCTATTGTAGAATAATTCAGAACCCATGACCAATATAATTTATATTTAAAATAGCGGAACCATTATCAGAAGCTGATATAGATTCACTTACCACTGTGGCATTAGGAATCGTTAACGCTTGAAGATTTATCCCATCCCTACCATCAATATCGAAAGAAACAGTATCACCTTCTCTGGTTGATAAAAAAGAAAAAGAATTATCAGGAATAGTTTCATCAACTTCAATTTGAACCTGAGCTGTATATTCTATTGGAGGGATAAGCTCGACAGAAACGGGGGTTTTGCTACCTATTGAAAAATGAGGTTTTCTGTTCATTTTAATCGCGTAATCAAATCCAATAATTCTATCCGTAGTAGAACCCTTGCAAGTTGCGCTAATTGATCCTTGAGATGGAATGCGGATAGTTAACTCATTAGAACTTAAGTCCTCTATGGTTTCATTGGATGAATCCATCTCATCAAAAATAGAAATAGAAGCGTTAACTTTTGGCACAGATCCTACCGCACAATTGACAGAATACGAATCTAAGAACCCACTACTAAAGCCATATGCATTTCCCCCGTATACAATTTGACCACCCATAGCACCCAAACCAGTATAATGTAAAATAGGATCAATGTATATGAGATGCCTAGCGATAGAAAGTTTTTGCTGAGTAGCCCCGCCAACAGTAGTTAAGCCCCTACTTGAGCCAAGTGCCTTAACGGTATTTGCGCTATTAGAGTATGATAAGTCTACAGAGCTAATACCAGAAATATGGTAATCGCTTATGTTTACAGCTACTTCGTCATTTAATCTTGATCCAAACATTATCTTCTAAGTTGTCCTCCTAATCTTTTTTCATCAGCAAGTACTTGCTTAACAGCGGTCTTGATCTTGTCAGACAGCATCTTCTGTTGATCGGTAGAGTTTTGACCTTGGGTTTCGGTTTCACCTCCATTAGATCCATTGATTGTTATGTTGATATCTCCTGTAGATTGAGATGTTTCGGTTGCGATAATTAACTCATCAAGTTTGGAGACGAGATCGGTGTTATCACCAGTTCCAGCCCCAGAGTTCAATGATTGTAAATTACCCGCTCCAATGTTCCTTGTGGCGGCAGCGTTCATGACGAACTCTCCACCTGAAAGCATTGCGGGAACCGTATCAACTCCTCCAGCAGCAGGAATTAATCCTCCTGTAGCTCTGTGTGTGGGAAAAAGTCGCAGCATATCTTCTGCGCTAGGTGGAGGCAGCATACTAGGTCGGCCATCGCTGTGATGTGCAGATTGTGTTGAAGGCATACCACCTCCAGATCCACCTCCAAAATTCCTAAATGGCTCAAACATTTTTGAACCGAAATCTGTGATTTTCGAACCTATACCTGAGAAGAATCCCGGTTTGGAGGGAGCGCTTACTGGCGAAACTGGGTTTTCATTAACGATCTGAGCTTTAGGAGGGCCACTTTGGAACCCTCTTACTGAGAATATATTCTTTAAACCGCCATAACTAGTTCCTGCAAAATCAGATCCTGTGAACATAGCCTTTAATGATTCAGGAATGCTCGCCCCAGAATCTCTCGCGGCCTTAAATCCAGAAGCCATAGACTTCATAGCAGCGCCAGCAGCAAGACTAATTGCGCCAGCCTTCAAAGATTTCATCAAAGCCTTTTTGTTGGCTTTTTGTTGCTCTGCGGCTTGCCTATGAGCATCCATTTCACTAAGAAACAGACCAAAAGCTTGACGCTTAGCATCTTGAACCTTCTGGAACTGAGGACTGTTTCTACGACCAAACATACTAAGTCTACCACTCTCAGCGTCAAGAAACGCTCCACTACTATCAATAGTATCTCTATTCAGGGCTATCGGTGTTTGAGTGGCGAAAGAAAGAAGGTTTCTAGCTCCAACAATTTTTTCAGCGCCATTCATGCCCGGGGTTGTAAACATCCCTTCACGATCCATAGATTGACCCCCCAAAGATGGGGAGGGTCGAAGAAAATCCTTTCGAGCTTCGCCACCAGATGCGAATCCTTGCATAGATCCAGAGTTTAGGGCAGACATGAATCCAAGACCATACTTTTTGACAGCCTTTTTGTTCATAACGAACTCGCCACCCATAAGCATTGCTGGAATGTCATCTTTAGTTCCTGAGCCGCCCCTGATGGGACCACCAGCTTGTTTTCCCTCAGGTTTACCAATACCAAATCCACCAAGGAAATCATTAACGGCGCTATCCATAAACGCACGACTCATTGTGGCGAGGAAATCCGCAGCAGTGCCAAGTAATATATCTCCAAGATTCTCCCCTTTTTGAATTGCGTCTAACATTGCGTCACCAATGTTGTGAGCGAACTGAAAAGATGAATCTGCTATACTTTGACTTAATTTATCTGCATTTTCAAGATCTGTTGGTACTAGTTCAAAAAACCTTGTGCCAACGTCTCGCTCCATAGTAAGCCTTCTAAAGTTAAGTCCAGTATTGCCTCCCATTTTTTGAGCTTGACCAAGACGACGAGCTTCTCCAGCTTCAGCACTAGAAAACGGAGCTAAATTATCTGCTCTTTGAAAATTTAATTCACTAAGCTGGTCAAGAGTTAAAGGTGCGCGTTTTAACTGATCTGTATTATCTCTCACTTCCTGAGAGTTTTTAGCTAAGTCAGTTCGAAGTTTGCGCGTTTCTTCCTGAAACTTAGCTATTTCTTTATTTTCTGAAAGCTCGCCGCCAAATAGTTTATCAACCGCTGCGCCCATTTGTAGTATGTCATCAGAACTAGTTATAGATTTAGCATCTTCCGCAGCCGCTCCCGGAGCCATTTTGAGAATTTGTTTATCTGTAAGCCCTGCAAAAGATCCCTCTCCCCTAAGAGCGACTGATGCAGCCGCAGGTATTGTTATATTTTTGGCTCTTGAATCAAATTGAGCCTGAGTTATAAGCCTTTGCTGATCGGCTGCTAAAGTAGCTTTCGCTGCTCTTATTTTAGCGTCAGCAGCTCGCTGCTTGCTGTCCTCACCAAGGAAATCAGCCCTTTCGCTTTGTTCTCCTAAGCCTCTGGTATTTATGTTGAAATTTGTTTGTAGTCTAGAGAATTCTATAGCATTTGTATCAGTTAATCCTTGAGCGCCAAAACGTATATTATTTCTAACCTTTTCGAGGGCTGCTGCATCGTCTGAGTTTAATTTTTTCTGATTGTGTTTCTCTTTTGTTTGCTGTATAAGTTTTTTCAGTATCTTGTCTTCAAGATCTAAAGTTCGCAGTATTAAGTCGAAGTTAGCGCCTTCGATATCACCACCTGTAAGTAATATTTCATTTATTTTTTTACCTATGGCTTCTCTGTCTGCAAGATCTACTGTACCATCTTCGGTGCTTTCGGTGATTAATTTTGTAAGACCTACAAGTTTTTGATTATTTGCTTCTAACCCCTTCAATTCTTTAGCTTGCGCCCTCAAAGCTTCAACCTGATCATCGTGAAATTTTAATTCCAGTTTATGTATAGCTATCCTCTTTTCAAGCTGTAGAGTTTTTTCTCGACCTAAAATATTAAATTTCTTATCTCTTTCGAGATTCTTTTCCATTATCGAAGCCGATTTAAACTCGGACTTTAATAATTTTAATTGGTGATCTATCCTTTTCTTGGCTACTTCTAGATTAATTTTTTCGATAGCAGCTGTCTTTTGTTTTTGAACAGCTATTTTTTGCTGCATAGCCAAATCGACAAGATCTTTATTTGTTTTAGTCTCTTGGCTAAGGTCAAACTTAAATCTTGAGGTCGCTTGCATGCTGCCGACCCCATGTTTATCCTCAAATTTTGCCTTTGCGTTAGCTTGTTGTGTACTCTGTAAAACTGCGGCATCCGCCTCAGACAGGTCTTTGCGTATGTCTTTAAGACTTTCAATACCTTTACGAGCTTCCTCTAAGTCGATGTGTCTTTGAGCATCTTCAGGAGTTATCTTTTTAGCGATGTTGTCTATAACGTCCTGTGTCGTCCCCCTCTCGCTAGATCGTACTTTATTATTCCGTATAAATGCATCAACATCTTCTGTGGGGATATCGCCTGTAAATATAGATGATCCAGATCGTTTTCGATTGTCTTCAGAAAAGAGTTCCCTCGTAAGAGAATCCATTACGCCGAAACTTATCCCCTTTTTAAGAGAATTGGCAATAGATGTTTCTATTGATGCGAGTTGTTTTTCGTCACTAAAACCCTCTATATCATCGCTGTGACGCTGCACGATTCTTTTCGCAACAGACTCCGCATCTGTTTTAAATTTTTCTTTAAATTCTTCTGGGGCTTTAATCTTTGATAATTCTTCAGCGGCTTGTTTTGCTCCTTCAGCAACTTTTTTATTATTCATTTCCACTGATTCACTAACCCCCATAAGAGAATCAAAACTCGACATATAAGCTTTAGTTAATAGGCCGACCCCCACGACAGCAAGGCCAACAGGTCCAGCGAAACGCGCTAATCCTGCTCCAGCTTTCAACAGTCCCCCTTTTAAAGAGCTTAGCCCTTTCGTCATTCCCGTCGGCATTATTTTCCCAGCCGCACCCTGCACCATACCTTTCCCCATAAGAAAACTACCTATATTCTTAAAACCGCCAAAAGCTTGAGCTGTCATCATTGTCATAACAACAGTATTAAGAGCAGTTAAAGACCCAGCAACTAATTTATTTTTCTCTGTTACCTCTCCAAGCATTGCGCTTAAACCAGTAAACCCCATTTGTACAGCGAAAAGTTTTGCTAACATATCTGATGAGCCGCCACCGTCACCGCCACCGTCACCGCCTTTGCCTTTAGCGAAATTAGGAACTGCCCCAGTAGGTTCGTCACGGGTATTAGTCACCGCAAGACCCATTGGGTTTTGCGAGTTGCGGAGTTTGCCGCTTTGATTGATTCTAA